GAATTGTTCTATCCTTCCAATGACTCTGTTCTTTGCTACTGCCATGTCTGCGTGTACAGTCCAAAGCTCCTCTTCCCATTGTATATTTTCTTGTGCTATTATTGATGATTCAAATGCTAATACATCTGCGTCAATTAGTATGGTTGTTTTACTCATAGAATATGCTCCAGTTTTCTTGGTATTTTTTATGTTTTGATTTACTATCTGGTAGGATGTTTAGTTTTAGGGATAGTCCCTTTATGTGTCCTCTTGGTATTAACCACCACATCTTTTCAGGTAACACATAACAACCCACCACATCTATTGAGTCACACATAGCAGACTTTCCCTTACATCCTGTGCTACTATTTATAGTGTATGTATTAGCTGATGACTTCTTGCCTGTCGCTTTGATCTGTACTCTTAAAGTACCTGCTGGACAAGTGACAATGAAGTCCCAAGGCATAGGTGTGGTAGGTACATGAGGTTCAAAGTCTCGTTCTAAACATTCAGTGGTAAACCTAGACTCTGCTATTGCTCCGATTCGTTGGGTCTTAGAGGATGGCATAGGATATGTAAGGTCAACTGTATCGTACAATTCTGCAACCTTCAAGTAGTAATCGTGTTCAAGTTCCGATGTCATGTCTTCTTTCCCATCCGATTAGGTAAGCTAGGAACTTCTTTAACAAATCTATATCATCTTTAACTTTACCCATTGATTGATTACATCGGTTACATAACAGACCTCTTATCTTCCCTGTCTTATGACAATGGTCTACATCTAAAAGTCTTTTATTACCTGGACTTTGTCCCTGCCGATCACATATAGCACACTTTCCCTTCTGATTTGATAACATTGCTTCGTAATCTTCAGGAGTTATACCATATCTATTTTTAAGATGTTGTCTCCTCCATATCGCTTCGTAATGCTCAGGGTTTTCTTCGATGCGTCTTCGTTGTTGCTCTCTTCTGCAATTCTTGCATCTTTTCCCATAACCTGTTTTTGATTTTTTATCTTTAATCATTTCCGTTATGAGCATAGTCTCTTTGCAGATATTACAAGTTTCCGTTTTCATCTTAGTGTGTCTCTGCCCATGACTTACCTATCTTGTATTCACCATCCATTGGACAGAGTAACTTCAAGTCTTTACCTGCTTGTTTGATTGCTTGCACAGCTAACTGTCCGTATGTCTCAGCTAGGTCAGGTTTAACTTCAGCTTGGAACTCATCGTGTATGTTACCCACAAAGGTGTACTCTCTACCGTGTTCCCAACCTAACTCATTTAATCTACGGTGTAAGCTAATCAAAGCTACCTTCATAACCACAGCACCTGCTGATTGAAGTAACATATTAAGTGCAGCGTGTTCTGATCTGACTGGTAATACTCTACCATCTAGTCCTATTAAACAAGCAGATCGTTTTACTTTCTCCTCTATCCTGAGCTTCAGTATCTTTAACGCAGGTGAGTTAGACAGGAACTTCTTCTTTAAGATTGCTCCCTCCTTTGAACCACCACCTACAATCTCTCCTATCTTAGCTGGTCCAGCACCGTAAAGGAATCCATAGATGAATGTCTTTGCTTGGTCTCTAGTTTTTAGGTTAGCTGCTTTTTGATTAACAGTGTGTATATCTCCTTCCAATATATTCCTAGCGTACTCACCCTTGTCCCAATTAGCTAGGTAATGTGCAAGCATTCTTAACTCAAGTCCACTAGCATCAACACCTACTAATACATTACCGTTAAGTGGAATGAATAAACTTCTACACTCCTCTCCATACTCTGCTCTCGTGGCAGGTACTTGTGCTAGGTTAGGTTTGGAATGTGTACATCTACCTGTCACTGCACCGTTTGTATTGACTCGTCCGTGTAGCCTCTTATCTTTAACTAGTTTAAGCCACCCATTCTCGCCCTCCGCCAATGCTCCTAGTCTTTTTACGACTAACAAATATTCGAGCAGAAGCTCGGCAGCTGGGTGGTTTATCTTTTTAAGAGTAGATTCATCTACCTTGATTGTCTTGCCATCCTCACTGACAGGTATCTCAAACCCTAGTTCTTCAAAGCGTTCCTTGATCTGCTTCCTGCTACCAGGGTTGAACGGTATGATCTCCTCCTTTACATCAAGTGCTTCAGCTTTGTTAACTAGGTTCTGTACCATGCCCCTCTCTTTAAGAATAGCTTTTAACTTTGCTTTGGTAGGTGCGTTAATTACTTCCACTCCATCCTTTTGTTCAACAGTTAATGTGTATCCCTTCGGAGTCTTCATCTTCTTAACTGTAGGTTCAAACATAGTTTGTAGTTTGTCTTGTAACCTAGCTCGTGTGACATTCAGCTTTTGTTCTAACGCTTCTGCTGCTGCTATATCAAACCCAAACCCTGCTTGTTCTTGTAAGCGAATGATGTAAGCGAACCAATGTTCTATATCCACCATCTTCTTACTGGGTTCTTTACTAAGGAAGTGTTCGTACAAGGTCTTAGTAACAAGGACATCTCGTTCACAATACTTCTTCATCTCTTCATTGTAGCTGTCCCAAGCATCCTCGTTCTCACCGTAAGTAAGCTTTAACATCTTACCCATCCTGTGTCCCCAAGCTTTCAAGCTATGACTACCAATCATCTTAGGATCAAAGTCCTTTCGTTTGAAGTCATCCTCTCTAAGGTCAGGGTATATAACACGAGACATAATCAATGTATCCTGTACTTGTACTAACGGTGGATGGAAGTTGTATAACTTAGCTAATGCAGGTAGGTCAAAGCCTACGATGTTATGTCCTACAATCTTGTCAGCTTTTGCTAACATCCTTGTTCCTTCCTTTATCCCATCTCCACTAAAGGTAATCATCTTACCTGCTATTGGATCGTATATGGATAAGCAATGACAGACCTTTAGGTCACTCAGATTAGTGAAGTCCTCAATGCCATTTGTTTCTATATCAAAGAATAGTATTTTCATAATTGGTTTATAGGTTTTTTAGTGGAGAAATCTTCAACGCTTCCGTCAGTGCGTCTGATATAAAAACAACGACCAGGATAAACAGGAGGTTCGCCTACAAAAAAGTTCCTTAGTCCTACTCCTATTTTCTTATCGCTGTTAGGGTGCTTATATAATAAATCTTTTAGAACCCAATATAATTCTTCTCCCTCTTTAATAGTATCTCCTAACTCAGCGTTTTGTAAGTGTTTAGAAAGATAACCTATGATACTTACTTTGGTTGGGAATATTTCATTTCCTAATTTTATTTTCATATTATTAAAACGGACTCGCTCCGCTGTTGGTTGTTGTTGTTGTTTTGTCTTTGAATACATTCTCATCTTCCGTGTACCTACCACTGTCTTGATCGTATAACAAGGTAGTAGCAAGCCCAGTCTCACCTGAGAATCTATTCTTTAAGACCCTTACTTTTGTTTCGTTATTGTCTTCTTTTTGTTGATGTCTCTCCAATCCTATTACCATATCACTGAGTTGTGGTATCGAATGACTACCTCTCAGGTCAGATAACCTAGTGACTCCACCCTCTTCATGTCCTCCACCATTCGGTGGTCTTCTAAGGTGTGACACAAGTACCATTCCACATCCTGTCTCTTCTACTAAGCTCCTCAGTTGTGTCATCGTATTATCAATTAACCGTCGTTCATCATCTCCTTGAATACCACTAACTACAATAGATAGATGGTCAAGGAATATCCACTTACATCCTAATCCTTTGCACAGGTACTTGATCTTACTTAACAGGTTATCACTCTCCGTACTTCCGAAGTGGTCATAGGTATAGAAGTTCTTGTTACCCATTGTCTCATCGAATGCTTTGCGTAACTCCTCTTCCTTCAAGTCATTCTCTAAGTGCAATGGTTTATTCAGATGGATGCCCATGATACCAAGTGCAGTTCTTCTGACTGATTCTTCCAGTGCGATATAACCTACCGTCTCACCAAGGCTGAGAAGATGGTGACAAACTTCACGACAGAACAAGGACTTACCTATCCCTGATCCAGCACAAAGTGTCACCAACTCCCCTCTCCTCAGTCCATGTGTCATGTTATTAAGTGAAGCATACGGATAAGGCTGACATTCAGAAGTATCCTCCTTTATAACAGCTTGCCATATATCCTCTCCACTTACTATCCCATCAGGTCTGTACTCTCTCGCTTGCCACAGACAATTCACCATCTCCTCGCTACGCTTTGCCACTAACATATCATTAGCATCCTTCAAAGGTAGTTCTGCAATGTGTGCTTTGCCAGGAGTCAGTAGGGCTGCACATTTTGCAGCTCCGTCTCGTCCTGGGTCATCATTATCAAAGCAGAAGATTACCTTTTCAAAGGACTCTAACCAATCAATAGCTTGTTCCACATACTTCTTTGCTCCACCTGCTCCGTTAGGTACAGATACTACTGCCCACTTGTTTCCGAATGCCTGACTAACAGATAGTGCATCGATCTCACCTTCACATACCACTACTCTTCTTCCACCACTACTCCAAAGGTGCTGTCCATATAACCCATACAGCTCTCCTTTAATAGAAAAAGTTTTGTTACTGAATCGTAGTTTCTGTGCGACAAGTGCTCCATTCCTACTCTTGTAGTTAGCAATGTGTACTGGTTCTCCGTTGTGTGTTCCAATGTGATACCCCCATTTCTGACAGGTCTCCTTAGTTAAGTTCCTCCTTGCAATCTCCTGTGCTTTTCCAGTGATGAATGAGGTGTTGGTTGTTGGTTGTGTCATTGTTGTAGTTAGTTGTTTGCCTCTACTGTATGTATCACAGACGAAACATTTTGTGCTTCCGTCTTCGTTGATACTGAGACCGTCACTCGATCCACATTTTGAACACTGCTGATGCGTTCTAGTGAAAGCCATGACTTTGGTATTTGTTTATGTGCATATAATATTCCTTTCTTTTCACACCACATTGCATAGGTTGTCTTACTACCCTTACGAATCTTGTTGTAAGCATTCTGAAATAACAACCTAATGTCTAAGTCAGGATGTTGTTGCTTTACTAACAGATGTTTTGTCCTGTCCTCCGAGACCCACCTCCCCTTGGTTTCAATAATGATTCCGTTGGGGAGGATGAAGTCAGGAGTATATGTACTCAGTCGCTCGTACTCAATGACTAACGACTCGTAAGAATACTTTATACCATTTCGTCTAAGCTGTGATGCTATTCTCTCTTCAAATCCAGACCTAAAAGTCTGCTTTAATTTCTTCTTCGTCTTCGACATCGAGTGCTTGGTCAAGTGTTTCACCTCCGTTAACATACCCACCTTCAACTTCAGTAAAACCAAAGCTTTCAGCAGCTTGCTCGGATAGTCCACCCTCTGCTAACTCAATGACTTGTAAAGCCATGATCTCCAATGTGATACCCACTCCAAGTAACGGTGCAAACCAGACCTTCGGACGCAAGTTTAACCGTACCTTTGAACCACCTCTAATAATGACTGATTTATCCCAAGGGTTTCCCTTTGAATCAAACAATCCAAGTGATCGAGTGTAACTAGTACCGTCTTTCCTTGTACCATTCACTGGTTTTAACTTACTCTTTAACTTATATGTATCACCATCCAACTCCAAAGGTAACTCGTATGTCTTTACCTTCTTACCTAACTCCTTAGCTTTCTCTGCGTTAGCTTCCTCAAGAAGAGGTGTAAGTTTAAGGATGATTGCATCTCCTTCTTCCTTTGTTAATGTAAGACCACAACTAAACTCACCTTCTGGTACAAACTTTGTACTTGGTGTGTTAACCCAAGGGTACTGTGCAATACCTATCGGTGT